CCAACTTATTTTCTTTCATTACTCCAATCCAAGAACCGTAGTTATCGATTCCTCTATCAAAGAATATTTCAAAATCTGCTGCACGAAGTGGTGGTCCCATTCGGTTTTTGATAACTTGACATCTAACCTTCATACCAATGGTTTTGTCTTGTCCATTAACTTTTTGTTTGATTTGACCCATATTCTTCAATCTCAATCTTACAGAGGCATGGAAAGCAAGTGCTTTACCACCTGAAGTTGTCCATGGGTCACCGAACATTGCATTCATCTTTTGTCTTAACTGATTTGTGAATACTAATGTTACCTTTTGTCTACCAATCATATTGGTAATCTTTCTCATCGCCTTGGAGATAATAATGGCTTTATCAGTAGCATATCCATCTTTTCCATAATCTGCTGCCAACTCGTTTTTAGTTGATGCTGCAGCAACTGAATCTACTACGATAGTTACCATTTTATCTTTTTGTGTGGTTCTTACTTTCTCAATAATTGTTTCAGTAAATTCAAAGATTTGTTCAACTGAATCTGCCGATACATAAAGTAATTTAGAAACATCTACACCGATTGCTTCCAAGAAATCTCTACTTACTGCAGTTTCAGTATCAATAAGAACTGCAACACCACCTTGCCTTTGTGTTTCAGCAAGGAGGTGAGCAGATACTAATGATTTTCCACTTTGTTCTAAACCAGTTATCTCGGTAATTCGACCAACTGGCAGTCCACCATAAGGGCGATTAGAAACGGCAACATCTAACATAGCACAGCCAGTTGAAATCCACCCTTCTACATTTGTAGGGGCATCATTATCTTCACCCAAGAAGAACGCAACCTTTTGGTCTTTGTTCAGTTTGTTAAGTTCACCCGCTAGTACGGATGCTAAGTCCATTTCTTTTTTAGCCATTTAATTAATTTTATCCGTTAAACAAATCATCGAATGCAGATGCAACATCATCCAACTTTTTCTTATCTTCAGCAGAAGGTTCTGATGAAGGTGTTGGTGCAGAAGTTGCTTCTCTTGCAGGTTGTGTTGAAGTTGAAAGAGTTTCTTGAGAAACTGATTCATCTCCATCCTCTGCAGTTGGATTCAACCAACCCTCTAATACTGATTTTAGTTCTTCGTAAGATAACTCTGAATAAATGTCAGTAATGTTAGTTTGGTTCTCCATGAAGTTTTGTTTAGCAGATGCATCTTCAGATAAAGGAGTTTGATTAGGTTTGATTCTAATAGTAGTTACAGGATAAGAAGTTCCTGCATCTTCTGCAGATGTATACTCAATGGTAACATCTCTACCACCATCAACATCTGTAATATCACCATAATCAGGGTCTGCGATGTATCCAAGTAATTCTTGATAAACAGTTTTACCGAATCCCCAAAATCTTACACCTTCGTTTTCTTCACCTCTTACGATGACAGGAACGAATGTTCTTAATTTTGGCTCCATCTTCTTTGCTGCTTTCCAATCTTCTTTATCACCCATTCTCTTCAACTTATCAGCAAACTCAACGATTGGGTCTGGTCTACCAAATGAACTTGGAGACAAGTACGTTTTGTTGTTGATGTTGTAGTGAAAGAATAACTCGATGAAAGGATTTTCAGGAGCAAATTTGTAAGGAACGATTCTTACTTGATGTTTACCTGGAGTAGGTTTCCACAAATTGTCTTTGCGATTTGAAGTGTTTTGCAGTTTGTTCAGTCTGCCTCTGATTGCATTTAAATCAAGTGCCATAATTTTTAAATTTTAAAGTTTTAATTGTTTTATTGGTTTTATTATGGTGTCTTTCCTACACCTTATATAAATATCAAGAAACCCTATTTTTGGTGGACTTTTGAGATTTATTTGTTACAAATATACGAAAAGTTTTTCACAATTCCAAACCTTTTTTGATTTTTTTTCAAGCGATAACTTTTTGTAGTTTGTAAGTACAAATATACGAAATTATTTTGGAATATCAAAATCTTTTCCACCATTTCTTACAAATTCTTTCACCCAATCAATGAAATCGGTGTGTGGAAAATAATTTCGAGTATCGAATCCATATTGTTTAACCATATGTTTGTAAACTTTTTCGGATTCTTTGTAAAATGCATGAGTATGTAGTGATTTATCGATTACCTCTTCACTAATCAATCCATTACCTGCCAGTATCCAACAAAACACACCCCAACTAGCTGAACCATTGTAATGTGGAAAATCATAAGCATTTGGAACTCTATACTCTAATATTTCCAAAAGTTTCTCTACCAATGGGTCTCTTTTTAAATCATTGTGTACATATTTCCAAAATGGAGTATCATTTCGTTTTGTGATGTAGTGAATCTGAATCAATGCTCTGAACTCATCTAACATCATATTAAATTCTTCATTATTTGCTTTAATATTTGATTCTCTCACCATATCCTCTTTATAAGGTGATAAGTGATGTTGTGTAAATTGTACTAACTGAATAATTGATGAATGTATTGATGTTGCCTCTAATGGTTCTAAAAACGAAGATGATAATCCAATTGATAATACATTCTTTTTCCAAACTTCTTTCAATCTACCACTATCGAACTTTATAGTTCTAAGCGGTTCAATCTTTCTACCTGTTACTTCTTGCAGTTCTTTCAAAGCTTGTTCTTCAGAAACAAACTTGTCTGAATAGCAATATCCACACCCATATCTTTCTTGTGTTGGAATTTGCCACATCCAACCATTTGGCATTGCCCAAGCAGTTGTTACGGGTGAAATAATTTCATCTTCTTCATATTGATGTGTGTAAACCAATGCTGAATTAACTGGTAGGTATTCTGAATATGATACCCACTCTGAACCTACTGCGTTACTTAATACTCTATTGAATCCCGTACAATCAATCCAAAAATCAGATTCTATTTCAGTTCCATCTTTTAGAATTACCCTTTCCAATTCACCATTATTTGGATTTAGATTTGTATTAGTTATAGTTCCAGTTTGTAGTTTGATTCCGTTTTCTAATGCAATCTTTTTGAACCACTCACCAACTTTATGTGCATCAAAATGATAAGCATATCCAGTTTGATATGATGCTTCATTATTTGCATCTTTCATAAATGGAGATAAATTCTTTTCCCAAAGATATTTGTTTAGAACAGCATCACCACTTACGCCATATTTGGTACATATAGCAAAATCTCTATCAATTGGCCAATCTGAAGTTTGTGATTGTTGTAGTGATTCAAAGAATCTATCACCAACACCATTCCAATCAATACAATCGATTCCTAATTTAAATGTGGTATTACAATTGTGAAAAAATTCTTGCTCATTGAATCCTTCCAATTCAGTTAAAGTTGATAAAAGGACTTTTTGTAGAATGCCAGTTGAACCTTCGCCAGCTCCGATTATAGGAATATCTTCACTTTCTATAACCGTAACATCGTATATTGGTTCATCTCTATGTAGATTTTGTTTGGCTAGGAATAATGCTGATAACCAACCAGCAGTTCCTCCACCTGCTATAACTATTTTCATTTATATGTTGTTTATAATATAACTTTTAATTTCTGTCTTTTTTTCTTCCCAAAGGGATTCGCTAATAAATACTGGTATTGGTTCAGGTGAACCTGTATATGATGAAGTATAATAAGATGATGATGCAAAAGAATCTCTTAAACCTTCGTATTTAGGTACACTTTCAGATAAATAGTTAAATGTAATTACATTATGCAAACTACCACTATCATCACTGCTACCTGATGTTATTATGATTACAGATGAATCCTCATCTATAAATTTGAAGTAATTATTAAATGATTTTACAAACAAATTACTCATTATTATAAATTTTCAATTATATAATCTCTTACTTCAGCTCTTTTGGCCTCATAAACCTCTTCAGTTATAATTTCAATTCCTTCAGGTTGATTTAACCAAAGATTTTTCATTGATTCATACCCACCAGTATTGTCTACACTCATTGCAGCGCATTTGTTTGTCCAATTAGTAGTTATACAAATTACCTCATTTGTTTCATCTACTAATTTAAAATACGAATCCCTTTCTTTAAAATAATGATTTGCCATAATAATTTTTTTTAACTTCTATTGTAAACACTTATTTGTTCCCCACTTATTGTATATGTACCTACATAGTTTCTGTAATAAACTGCAGGTTCTCTTACATTTACTAAATATCCTCTATAATTTGTATAATATCTTCTATCAGCAGTTGTCCAACCCGAACCCCAACCAATACTATTATCATAATAGATATCACATCTTTGACCAGCTGGCATATAAAACCATGGTCTTAAAGTTGTAGTTCCCCACTGCCAACTTTGTCTAAAGTAAGAACCATTCCAATGATATTGAGTTGCACGAGTATCAGCATCTGCATTTCTTTCCCGTTGAAAAAGATTTACTCTGGCTAATACTGCATCGTGGTCATATCCTCTCCAATCTGAAAAGGCATATCCACTATAATCATTTCTACCCACTCCACCAGGATATTGGTCACTATTTCTATTTATAGAGCCATACCTACCATTTCGGGCATCCCACAATGAAAAGTAGCTGTAATAACCCCTTCTAAATTCATCGTTTATATTTCCTGCTGATACTGTACTTGTAGGTATTGCCATATAACTTCATTTTTTTACA